GGTTTCCGGGCCAAGCAGATCGGCTCATTGGCGGGCTTGAGTGCCGTTCCCCAGCCGTCCCACTGCTCGGCTTCAGGAGTAGCGGGAAGTGTGATCGAATACTCGGCCTTGTATTCCCCGCCGCTTTGGTTTTCATCATCGCTCATGTATCCCGCCTGACCGCTTTTCTTGTATTTTCTTGTCCCTATGATCTCCCGCTCCGCGCCCAGCACCTTATCTATGGCCTTAGACACATTCAGCGACTTGGGAAATCCGCTGCCATAGAGCCATTGCAACTGATCCCGGATCTCTAACCCGGCATCCTCTATCGCGCAGGCCATCCGGTGATAGGTGCGTGTCCCCCCAAATGCCAGCACATGGCCGCCCGGCTTGAGTATCCGCGCGACCTCCTGCCACAATTCGGCCCGGTATGCAATCCCACTGCGATCCCATGCTTTGCCCATGAATCCCAGCTCGTACGGCGGATCCGTGACTACGGCATCGATGCTGTTGCCCTCCATCCCGTGCATGGCTTCGATGCAGTCACCCTCGATCAATCTCGCTGTCGGCACTGCTTACACCTGCCCCGTCTGCATTGGATCCGGCAGTCCCGCTGCCTTTTCCGCCGTGATCCGCTTGACTTCGTCTTCGATCTGATCCTTGTTCCAGTCCGGATGTGTCATCATTACGCCGGTCTCAATGCTGATCACTTCAGCTGCTCGCAGTAGCGACACCGACCGCGCCACCTGATCCAAATTAAATCTAACGCTGTCCTGCATCTCGACCGTGGGACGGTACTCGGTAGGCAGTCCCGCCCGCATCTGCGCATTGGCGATCAAGATCGCCTTGTACAGCATGGATTCGAGCGCGTTTTTCCACGTCCCGGCCTTTTGCCCGGCAGTCAAGAATGTTAAGCGCTCCTGCACATCCAGACTATACCCCGAATCGGTGCGCCCCTCAATTTTTAGGCCGAACGTCTGCGGCGAATACCCGGCATGGCTTACGATCCGCCCCAGCATTTCCTCGCAGGCCTGTTTATGCTCCTCGGTGCGGATCGCAAACTGCACCGGCGTGATCCCTGGTGTCGTGTCCCCTGGAGACATCGCCAGCGCCTGGTAGACCTCTTGATCGATGTCAAAGATCTTTTTGCCGCTGGTGTCCACCGTAGTATATTGCTCATTAACCAGGATCCGCCCCCGGCCCAGCCGAATGTCGCGCCACCAGTTAGTATAAGCCTCATCCAGCGCGTCCAGCATGCCCTCGCCGCCGTCAATATCGGCATAGCCGATGGGCCGTCCGTGCGCCCGGAACCGGCGATTGGGCAGCATGTTCGGCACGTATAGCGCCGTCAGCCCCTCGATCCCGGTGTTGATCGCCTCTTGTAGTGCTGCCGTCTCCGCTTTTTCGGTCAGATCATACCGCATCCCGATTACGTCTTGCGTCCCTTTGTACAGTCCGTTATAGATCCATCCCGGCTCATGCAGCTGCACATGCCGCCAGACCATCGATGTCGTTCCATTCTGATCCTGCTCCTCCAGCTCCCGAAAGAACATAATCCCGCGCAGCATCCCCATCGACCAGACCGGGATCGCCGCATCCGCCTGCGAGAATTCGATGATCGGATACTCCGACAACTCCGGATCCCATCCGATCTGCGGCACTACGCCGCCCATTGCCGCGCAGGTTTCCGCGCCGGAAGTCAGGCGATCCATGAATCCAATGCTATGGATCATTTCATCCAGCCATTTCTGCAGCCGCTTGGCCTCCGCTGGTGCGTTCTCCTGGTGCGCCTCGGCCACTTTGATTTTCGGCTGCTCCGAGAATAGCAGCGTCGCAGAGATCCGGGCAATGTCAGACGCCAGCGGAATATGCAGCATTGTCCGGCGTGTCTCTCTTTCGATTTTGCCCCAAAACAGGCCGCCCGGCGTGCCAGATATCTGCCCCGCATAAACGTGTGCCAGCTGCTCCGGATCTCCGGAGTACCATGCCGCCAACTGCCGATAATGCCGGTAAACTGCCTCCCACTTGCTGCCCGGAAAATCGCTCTTGTATATTTCCTGTAGTGGCATCGCTCTCTGCCTCCTCTACCAATTTTCTTCGGCTTTCCACTGCGGGATCTCAATCGTGATCTCATCGCCCTCGCAGTAATCCTCCGGGCCGTCCTGGATCAGACTGATCGGGATCCAGCCCTGGATGCCGTCCGACTCAAACAGGATCGCCCGGTCAGTCACGCGCCGGACAACGCCATCAACCTCGACCATCTCATCGTCCAACATCTCAATTCCTCCCATACATTACAGAATTTTCCTTTCGGCGCCTGTCTCGCAAAAAACGCCTGATCTTAGTCCATCGTGAATCCCGGTATGTTGCGGTACCAGTGGATCTTACTGCCGGTCACGGCATAGCGCCCACCATCCGGATCGTGGTCGTTGGCCTTTAAAACTTTATCGATGCCCTGCTCCTGGAATTTCGGATCCCAAACGAAACTGATCCACTCATCCAGCGCTCCCTCTTTGACCAGGTGAGGAGCAAACAGCAGGCGATCCTGTGCCAGTAGGCTGGCGATGTCCCGGATACCGTCCAGCACTGATCCCGGCGATTGGTCTGCCGCTGTGATTCCGGCCAAATACGACCGCCGCCCGGCCTGTATGTCCAGCGTCCGCTGCCTGTATGCCTGTGCCAGTAGGCTGGCGGCATCGTTCGGGATATGGATCGACCCAGGGTAAACCTCGTTTTTACGCAGCCAGGTAATCAGATCCCCGACCAGCTCTATGTCGGTGCGGCTCTGCATTTTCTCCCTGGCATCCCAGCGCCAGCGATCTACAAAATACAGCCGGTTGTCAACACCGATTCCCAGTAACCAAAATGTCGTGACTGAGGCCGTCCCGTAGTCCACGCCCACTGCATAGCGCCGGAATCCCTGCAGGCGATCCGGCATCTGCTGCACTACGCAGCCGGGCCGACCAACCACATGCCGATCCAGATCCAGCATGTCATAGACCGCGCCCTCGGCTGCCACCCAAAGGCCCAGAATAAAGCGCTTGTACCAGATACCCCGAAAGGCCCGCTCGTAGCGTTCGCGTACTTCCGGCGCTAATGACAGGTTGTCCCGCATCGTCAGGTGCAGGTGCAGAATGTGCCGTTCCTCCGCCTGATCGATGTAGTCCGCTTTCAGCCAGTGCCTGGGCGGACCGGGGTTACAGTTCGCCCAGATCCTCGATCCCCGAACACTGCACCTGGCCTGCATTTGCGTCCAAAATGATTCCGGGAACAGTGCCGCCTCATCGGCCAGCGCCCCGGCAGCTGTGAGACCCTGCAGGACATCCTGCGCCGCCTCGTTGTTCGCACCGAACAGATAATATGTATTGCTGCCGACCTCGATCAGGTTTTCCTGCCGGTCGTAGTGGCTCGGCAGTCCCAATGTCTGGAGGATCTGCAGCATAGGCCGCAGGATGTTGCGTTTCAGCGCTCCGGCGCTCTTGGATGCTATGATAAACGCTTCATTCTCAAAGTTTTTCTGAGACCAGAGGATGAATCCGGTAATCATGGCGATGGTCTTGCCGGAACGAACCGACCCATCCGCTATTATCATGTCGTGGTCAGCGTACGGCGAATAACCAGGGATCCACCACGTCAGGATCTGCAACTGCTTGCGGCTGAAGTTCCTAAACCGGAAGGATCTTGGCTTATTACGCTTCATCGCCATCACCGTCCCACGGATTCGGCGCTTTGCCGGTCAGCGCTGCGGTAAACTGATCCACGTTGGCCCGCTCCGGCGCAGACTGCCGCCGCATGCCCATGATCTCCAGAATCTCGTTGCCGTGCGGGAATGACCCCTGACACGCCTGCTTAATAAATGCCGTTACCACCGGACCGATGTTCTGCGCGAACAGATCATAGGACTGCTGGCGATAGACCGCGATGAATTCGGGCCTCCGCATGATCCTGTAATATGTCTGCCGACTAATTCCGGCCAAGTTACATCGTTCTGTCGTGTTCAGCAGCCGATTTTTAGGATCTAGCAAAACATCCAGTAATTTTTCTTCAGCGTTCGTTAGCTGGCAATTAGTTGCAATATTGGCATCGCCCTGCTGATTTTTGGGCGGCTTGTGCTTAGCCATCATTGATCACCCCCTAAGATGTCCGGAACCTCCGCGCCTGGTCTTGCCCAGTCAATGCCGCCTAGCCGTAGCGCTGCATAGAAATCTTTGACATCGTGCTGTACCAGCCTAAACCCTGATTCCGGGATGTGCATCAGTTCGTGGAACATCAGGATGGCCCGCTGCCGCGCTGTCAGTAGTTCGCAGGACTGTTCAAAAAACACGATAGCGAAAGGCTTTTGGCAGTATAGCTGTATGGGATGCTGGCTCATTGAATAGGTTTTGGCGTATGCCTTGGGTGTCGTTTCGGTCTCGCGGGCAAACAGAATATCGTTAATATCGATGTGGGAGAGGCCGTAATATTTGCCGATCAGTATCCCGGCCAGCTCCTGCAGATCGTCTGCCTGCTCCCACGCGCCAAACATGGCGATCCCTCCTCCTGATACAAACAGAGAAGGATACCCTGCGGCATCCCTCTCTCGCGGCATAGGCCTGGCCTGCCGTGTCACATATTAAGTTTAAAGTAAAATGTAATTTTTGGCAAGTTAGGCGTTAGGCGTGCAGATCCGGGAGTGAAATCTCCCACTTCCCCGCGTGATCTCTCAAATCGACTTGGGATGCCAGCCCGTCAATCGATTGGATCGCGTCCAGTTTTTCGATGGCCTCCGCCTCCGTTTTACACGTTGCCATTTTTATATATACGTTGTGATCCCCGAAAGCTGCATAGTTAGCAACGATGTTATAGGTTCCGCCAGCCGGGCAGATTCGAAAAGTCTCCACGTATCCATAAAACAGGCCATTCTCGCTCCTGTACCTAGTAACAACGGCCATTTCATCCCACTCCTTCCTTCTGTTTTGCGCAGCATACTGGGCAATAGCGTTCCCGGTGGTGCGACTTCTTGATCCGGCGCTCATCGTGCCTGGTGCCGGGAAAGGTATCAACGACCGACCAGCCGATCCCGGCCTCGTTGACGGCCCGCAGCAGGACAGCCCCGCGCCCGGATCGATGATACGCGATGCGATCCTCCACGGCCCCTTCCGTCCAGCCCACGTAATGCCGGGCGTGTCTGAACGGCTGATCGAAGTGGATTATGTAGATCGTGCCAGGCACATTCTCGCGGCGATCACAGTCATTCATTTTAGCCCGCCCCGCATTTGTGCCGCGCAGGCCGCTTCGATCTCGCAGTCTTTGCAGTGCGGCCCGGCCCCGGTCGAGCATGCAACGGCATGCGTATTACAATACAGCTGCAGCGGCCCTAGTATCTCGAAACATATGCAGCCCCTACAATGACCGCCGCCGCAATTCCCGGCCCTGCTGTGATCGCAGGCTTCGCAATCTGCCAAAAGTCTGTCATAGGCCATTTTCAGCAGCGTGTTGGTGTCCGGCTCCGGCTCCGGCTCCGGCCCCGTCCCCTTGCTAAAAAACTTCGCATCAAATTCTTTGATGGCCATTCTTCTTTCATCTTCGTATCGCTCTAGGCACTTGCTGCAAAGATAACCGATCACGCCGCCCCAATCATTATGGATTGGCCTAATCAGCTTGTGAGGCGTTCCCATAAGTACTTCCTGCGGGCTTTGGGTGATCGCCTCCGCCCCGCATTTGTCGCAGGTTTCTGTAAACTTAAAACCCATCGTTCATTCCTCCATCGCTTTTTCGTATTCCGCAAACTTCTTCCCAATCGCCCGGATCACAGTCACTGTAACGCCGTTTCCGGCCTGTTTGTATAATTGAGTATCTGAATTAACA